AATGGAATTAACAGAAGAAAACGTACTCAAAGTGTTAGAGGAAATTATTCCTTATATTGAAGCTGATGGTGGATACCTTCAACTTTATGAAATCGAATACGAAACAGGATACGTTAAAGTAAAATTAGGTGGTGCATGTGAGACATGTGCTATGAGTACCATGACTTTGAAGCAGGGTATAGAAAGTAAATTAATGCACGAGATACCTGATGTGGTAGGAGTTGTTCAAGTATTGTAATGGAATTAGATAAACAAATTAAATTAGGGCATCTTTTATTATCAGATAGAAAATGTAGAATTTGTGGTGAAAAGAAGAATTTGTTAGAAAATTTTTATAGGACTCGTAAAGATAGAGGTCCAGTTGCTTCATCATATTCTTATGAATGTAAAGTATGTACAGTAAGAAGGATTGTTGATAGTAGAAAAAAAGAACTTCCCTTTCCTGAATGGAATTATCCTGATTGGTAATTGTTCACGGCATGTTTCCCCACTGAAAATGTTGTAATCAATAAATAATTTCAAGATAAACTGAGAAATTCGGAGTAAAAAAGCATGGCGACTCAGCAAATATCTCCTGGTGTAATTACCAGAGAGGTTGACCTAACTGTAGGAAGAGTTGATAATGTAGTAGCTAACAGTGGTGGTATCGCAGGTCCATTTAAAATTGGTCCTGTAGAAGAAGTAATCACCGTTACCAATGAGTCTGATCTAACAGCATCATTTGGTAAACCGCTATCTACTGACAGTCAATACGAGTACTGGATGAGTGGGGCATCATTCCTTACATATGGAGGACAACTTAAAGTTGTTAGATGTGATGGTGCAGAACTTAAGAATGCTAATGCGGGTGCTCCATTAAGCAACGTTGCTATTGGTTGGACAGATTCATTAAAAATTAAAAATTATAATGACTATGATCAAAATTATACAGATATAACATCTGGATGGACTTATGGTGCTAAAACACCAGGTACATGGGCAAACGGATTAAAGGTTTGCTACATTGATAATTTGGCTGATCAAACAATTGGTCTAACTACTACGAATTTAAAAACTGCTGGATTTGAAATAGGTTGTGGTGTTACGGTTGCTTATAGTGGTACTACTGTTGGTTTAGGAACAACTTCTACTACTAACGGATATGTTAAAGGTATTATTACAGGTCTTTCAACAGATGCTACAAATGCAGCGAGTTCAATTGATGTTAAGATAGTTTCTAAGGTTGAACAGACGGGTAATATAATAGGAACAGAAACATATATTAATTATGCACAGTTTGATAGTCAAGCATCGATTACACCTGGTTCAATTGTTTACGCTGTAAGTGCTGCAGGAACCAACAAAGGTGGTAATTATATAAATGCAAGTGTTAACACTGCTGGTAGTGTTACTGACTGGTATGATAATCAAGTTCTTGATCTAACGAGTGGTACTGTTTTCTGGAACACAATTGCATCTAAACCAACCACTACTTCATTTACTGAAGCAAGAGATGGTAAGAATGATGCATTCCATATAGTGGTTGTAGATGATACTGGAGATATATCAGGTAATGAAGGAACCATTCTTGAGAAAAACATTAGTCTATCAAAGGCATCTAATGCAATTTCTGAAGTAAATTCACCTACAAATATCTACTACAAGGACTTCCTTGCAGACAATTCCGAATATCTCTATACTGGATGGAATCCATCTCAAGCTGGAGACACTTATCATGATACTTTCCCAAGAGCAACTGGATTTACTACGAGTTCAAGTACCTTATCACTAGGATTTGTTCCAATTACTATTGGTGGTGGTGTTTGGGGACAAGAGGCACAAGGAAATACCTTTAGTGCATTAGGTAATGTAGGTTATGCTTTTAGTGGAGGATCTAACTACGGTGTTACCACTCAACAGTTTAAAGCAAATCTGGGAGATATATCTAAGGCATATGATTTATTTGAAAATGAAGATGAAATATCTATAGATTTCTTAATCATGGGTCCAGGTTGTGGTGCTAAAGATGAGTCTCAAGCAAAAGCAAACAAACTCATTGCTATTGCAGAAGGTAGAAAGGATTGTGTTGCAGTTATTTCTCCACATAAAAATGATGTGGTTAACGTAACCAGCAATAAGGATCAGACAAATAATGTTCTTGCATTCTATGCTCCTATTACTTCTTCATCTTATGCAGTATTTGATAGTGGGTATAAGTGGACATATGATAGATACAACAACAAATTCCGTTATATTCCAACTAACGCAGACGTTGCAGGTCTAATGGTTAGAACTGACATTGAGCAGTTCCCTTGGTTCTCCCCTGCAGGCCAACAGAGAGGAAACATTAACAACTCTGTTAAACTTGCATACAATCCTACTAAGACACAAAGAGATCAACTCTATGAAAATAGAATTAATCCTATAACTAACCTACCAGGTCAGGGATCAGTTCTCTTTGGTGATAAGACAGGATTAAGTTACGCATCTGCATTTGATAGAATTAACGTTCGTCGCCTATTCATTACGGTAGAGCAAGCACTTCAAGGAGTTGCTAATGCTCAACTATTTGAATTCAACGATGAAATTACTCGTTCTAACTTCGTTAATGTAGTTGAACCATATCTCCGAGATGTTCAATCGAAGAGAGGACTCATCGACTTTAGAGTCATTTGTGACCAAACCAATAACACTCCTGAGGTTATTGATAATAATGAATTTAGGGCAGACATCTTCTTGAAGCCCACCAGGTCGATTAATTATGTTACTCTTACTTTCGTTGCTACCAGAACTGGAGTCAGTTTTGAAGAAGTAACTGGAAGAGTTTAAATTTCACCCCATAATTAATTAACATAGGAGATTACAACGATGGCATTAAAAACGATTACAGATTTCAGATCTAAATTAGGAGGGGGTGGTGCAAGGCCTAACCTCTTTGAAGTTAATCTTGGAAACTTTGGTGGGGACGGATCAACAGGTGGTTGGAATACTAATATAGAGAGTGAGTTTAGATTTATGTGCAAAGCATCATCTATGCCAGCTCAAACTATTGGTTCTGTAGAGGTTCCTTTTAGAGGAAGAATCCTAAAGGTTGCTGGAGACAGAACCTTTGAACCTTGGTCAGTTACTGTTATTAATGATGAAGACTTTAAAGTCAGAAAAGGTTTTGAAGCATGGACTGAAAAAATCAATGCTTTAGCAACTGGTGTAGGTGAAGTTAACCCTAATAACTATATGGGTAATGGAACTATTAAACAGTTATCTAGATCTGCTACAGTAGCAGGTAATGATACTGCTCAAAGAGTTCTTCATGAATATAAAGTGGAAGAAATTTGGCCTTCTGAAATTGGAGCAATTGATCTTTCATATGACACTTCCGATGCAATTGAAGAATTTACTGTCACATTCCAGATTCAGTTCTTCCAATCTATTGCTAGAAATGCACAACAAGAAACCGAAAACTCATAAACTAGCACTTAAAAACTTTGATAAATAGTCCAAGAAAGGGCATTTTTTAAATAAATCATGGCTAAGTTATTTGGGTTCTCGATAGAGGACAACGAACCACAATCTCCTGGAGTAGTCTCACCTGTTCCTCCTAATCAAGAGGATCAGTCAGACTACTATATGAGTAGTGGTTTTTTTGGTCAATATGTTGATATTGAAGGTGTCTATAAGACTGAAGTTGAGTTAATTAAAAGATATCGTGAGATGGCACTTCATCCTGAAGCGGATAGTGCGATTGAAGATATTGTAAATGAAACCCTTGTCTCTGATAGTAACGATAGTCCAATTGAAATTAATCTAGATCATTTGAATGCAAGTGATGGTATTAAGAAAACGATAAGAGATGAATTTAAGTTTATTCTTGAGTTATTAGATTTTAATAGAAAGGCTCACGAGATCTATAGAAATTGGTATATTGATGGTAGACTGTATTATAATAAAGTAATTGATGTTAAGAACCCTCATGAGGGAATTCAAGAATTAAGATATATCGACGCAATGAAAATGCGTTATGTGAGACAGCAAAAGAAGCAAAAGAATGATCAAAATCGTTTAGGAAATGTAAATACAGGTAATCCTGCAGATTATGAGTTCCCTGAAATAGACGAATACTTCTTATATAATCCTAAATTAACTTACCCTACAGCAAGTCCTTCAGGTGCAACAGGTGGACAGGGTGGTATTAAATTTACGAAAGATTCAATTACATTTTGTACTTCAGGGTTAGTAGATAGAAATAAAGGAACAACATTATCATATTTGCATAAGGCAATTAAGGCACTTAATCAACTTAGAATGATTGAGGATAGTCTGGTTATATACAGATTATCAAGAGCACCAGAAAGAAGAATTTTCTATATTGATGTTGGTAATCTACCGAAAGTAAAGGCAGAGCAATATCTCCGTGATGTGATGATGAGATATCGAAACAAACTAGTCTACGATGCAAACACTGGGGAGGTTCGGGATGACAAGAAGTACATGGCAATGCTTGAAGATTTCTGGCTGCCTAGAAGGGAAGGAGGCCGTGGAACTGAAATTTCTACTCTTCCTGGAGGACAGAATCTTGGAGAAATCACGGACATCGAATACTTCAAGAAGAAACTGTACAAGGCGTTAAATGTTCCTATCTCTAGAATAGAAGGAGATGGTGGATTTAACATGGGTCGTTCTTCTGAGATACTTCGTGATGAAGTTAAGTTCAGCAAATTTGTAGGTCGTTTGAGAAAGAGATTCTCTGCGATGTTTAGTGATATGCTGAAAACACAATTGCTCCTTAAGAACATTATTACCCCAGAAGATTGGGATATAATGAATGAGCATATTCAGTATGATTTTTTATATGACAATCATTTTACTGAATTAAAGGATGCAGAATTGCAAACTGAAAGACTAGCTCTTCTTACTGCAACAGAACCTTATATTGGTAAGTATTATTCTAATGATTGGGTGAGACGTAATGTTCTGCGTCAAACTGATGAGGATATCTCTGAACAGGATGAGCAAATTGAAAAGGAAATTGCAGATGGCACTATCCCTAATCCTGAGGATATGATGTTAGATCCTGAAGGTACTGGTGGATTAAGACCAATGCCATTTCCTGAAGAAGAACCAGGAATAGATACTGCAGATGCTGATTTAAGATCAACTGCTGTAGATAGTGCAGTTACTAAATCTAATATAAATCAAACCCCTAAGGGTGGAGAAATATAAATACAACTAGTTAACGATTGAACTCAGTTAAAATGGATGAATTAATGGATATGATTGTGTCGGATGAAAGTCCTGCTCAAATCAGTGATAAATTGAAGGACATGCTTTATGCTAAGTCAGCTGAAAAAGTAGAAACTGCTCGACCTATTGTAGCAAATTCACTTTTTGGTGATCAAGAATTAGAGGATGAAATTGATGATGAAGAAGTTGATGAAGTAGATGCAGAATCTGAATTAGAAGTGGAAGCAGAAGCTGAAACTGAGATTGAAGATGATGCACAACAATCTACTGCTCAAGTATACTAAATAACATTAAATGGATTTTAAAGAATAATGGCACATAGTCCGATAGTTGGAACGGGTATTTCTTTTGCGGTGACGGCAACGTCAGGAATGACTACTACGTTTGCAATAAAAACTCCATATTTGAGAATAACTCCTAGAAGTGCGGGAGCACATGTTGCATTTTCTCAAACTGCAACTTCTGTCACTGCGGATGAAGGTAGTTACTATATTCCTGCAGGAACATCTGCGACTCTTTCGATGTCCAGATATTCCCAGAAAATAATAGGAATTACTACTACTGTTAATGACAGTGTAGTTCTTACCTGTCCTGAAGGAATGACAATGCCATTTAACGTTGGAAACATAGTAAAGTTAGATTCCAGTCAGCAATCATCAAATGGAGATCTTGTTAATCAATATAATTTTGTAGGACTGGTAACGGGTATTGATAATAGTGCATCAACTTATGACGGAACTTTCCAAACTAAGTTAACTATCAGTCAAAATCCTTTTAGTACTCCTGGTTCACTGGTAGGTATCGCTACACCATTTGTCAATAATCGTGCTGGTCGTCTTGATACTGTTTTATATTCAGCAGGAAGACTAGCAGCAAGAACTGATGGTGCTGCTGGTGATATTAATATTATCCAAGTTCAAACTACAGGGGAAGCCTGATGAAACTCATTAGAGAAGAAATCGAAAGCGTAGAATTTCTCGTTGAAAATCGCAACGGTAAGAAGTCTATGTATATTGAGGGAGTCTTCCTTCAAGGAAACATTAAAAACCGTAATGGTAGAATGTATCCGATGGAGACACTTCGCAAGGAAGTTTCTCGTTATAATGAGAATCATGTTCAGTCAGGAAGAGCACTTGGTGAATTGGGTCACCCCGACACACCAACTGTGAATCTCGACAGAGTTTCTCATAAGATAGTATCACTTAAAGAAAGTGGTTCTAATTTCATTGGTAAGGCTAAGATTCTTGGCACACCAATGGGTAAGATTGCATCTTCACTTATTGATGAAGGTGTCAAACTTGGTGTTTCATCTCGTGGTATTGGTTCATTGAAACCAACCCGTGAAGGTGTGAACGTAGTTAGTGACGACTTTATGTTAGCAACTGCTGCTGATATCGTTGCTGATCCTTCTGCTCCCGATGCTTTTGTTGAGGGAATTATGGAAGGTAAGGACTGGGTATGGGATGGAGGTATTTTGCGTGAGAAGTTCGCACATAAGACCTACAAAACCATCAATACACTAGTTGATCAGAAGGCATTAGACGAGAAAAAACTTTCTTTGTTTAATGATTTCTTATCAAACATATAAAACTTCTAAATAAATATAGGTTTAATTACAGGAATCGGAGAGTTTACAAATGTCTCGTGGCACAAAATTACAAAAAATGGAAGAAGACGTAACCCAATCCAAGACTGCTGTAAATGCAAATGCAGCAGCTGGAGATATGGCACTTCCAAAAGAAGGTAGTAATGCAGCAGGTGTGAAGACACCTGGCAATACACCACCATTTGAGGATTTAGGAGGACCAACTCCTGAAAACTATAGTCCCACTAATGATTCTGCGAAACTTAAAACTCCTGGTGGAACCCTTAAACAGGTTAAGGATGTAGTTAACAAAAATGCAAAACCTGGAGATCAAGCTATGCCTGCTGCAAAGAAATTTAAAGAGGAAGAAGAGATCCAAGGTGATGTAGTTGCAGAAACTGCAGATGAAGTAGTTTCTGAAGAAGAGACTGTAGAAGAGTATAACATCGAAGATGATGTTAATGCACTTCTCGGTGGTGAAGAACTCACCGAAGAGTTTAAGGCAAAAGCAAAGACAATCTTTGAAGCTGCTATTAACTCAAAGGTAGCAGAAATCCGTGCTACTATCGAAGAGGAGCACGAGGCAAGACTTGCTGAAGAAGTTGCTGAAGAAAAAGAAGCACTTCAAGAACGTGTAGACTCTTATCTTGAGTATGTCTCTGACGAGTGGATGGAAGAAAACGCCCTCGCCATTGAGCATGGACTCAAAACAGAATTGACTGAATCATTCCTTTCTGGAATGAGAAGTCTTTTTGAAGATAATTATGTATCAATCCCTGACGATAAATATGATGTGCTAGAAAGCATGGTAGAAAAACTAGATGATATGGAATCCAAACTCAATGAGCAAATTGAGAAGAACATTAGTCTAAATGGCAGACTCGGTGAGTCAGTCGCTAGTGGTATTCTTGAATCTGTGTCTGGTGGCCTTGCTGCTACTCAGAAAGAAAAGCTCGCTTCACTTGCTGAAAGTGTAGAGTTTGAAAGTGAAGCAACTTATCGTGACAAATTGGAGACATTGAAGGAATCTTATTTCACTTCAAAAACTTCAACTGCTCGTAAGACTGAAACACTAACAGAAGGAGAAGCAGGTGCTCCAGAAACTTATTCTGGATCAATGAGTGCTTACCTTAAGACACTTTCAGCATTCAAGCAGTAAACTGATTTAAATATTAAACAAACTAAACACTTATAGGTAACAAGCAAATGTTCCAATCAGAACAGTTGCAGGAAAAATGGAGACCCCTTCTAGAAGCAGAAGGTTGCGAGAAGATCACAGATCCTCATCGTAAAGCCGTCACCGCAGTCCTGCTAGAGAACCAAGAAAAATTTTTAAGAGAGTCTACTGCTTTCAGTGATAGCGGTATGCTTAACGAAGCAGTTCCTACTAACCACGCAAACGCCGCAGGTGCTCAAGGTGGTTTTGGTAGTGATGCTAACGCTGCTGGTCCACAAGCTGGTTTCGACCCCGTTCTAATTTCTCTAATTAGACGTGCAATGCCAAACTTGGTCGCTTATGACCTTGCTGGTGTTCAACCAATGTCTGGACCTACTGGACTTATCTTTGCGATGAGATCCAAGTACAATGCCATGTCTGGTGGATCAGGTGGTCAGACAAGTACAGAAGCATTCTACAACGAACCAGATTCAACCTTCTCTGGTATGGATAGAGGGTACACCGTACAAGACCCACAAAGTGGAGTTGGTATTGGTAGTACTACACAGATTGGTAACAACCCATCTGTTCTTAACCCAGTTGGTACTGCATCTTCTACAGCACCTACAGGATATACTGTTGGTACTGGTATGGCAACTGGAGATTCTGAGAATCTTTCAGGAACTACAGATAATGCCTTCAACCAGATGGCGTTCTCAATCGAGAAAGTCACGGTTACTGCTAGATCAAGAGCCCTCAAGGCAGAGTACAGTCTAGAACTTGCTCAAGACTTGAAAGCAATTCATGGTCTTAATGCAGAAGCAGAACTTGCTAACATCCTTAGTACTGAGATACTTGCTGAGATTAACAGAGAAGTTATCCGTTCTATCTACAAGGTTGCTGAGCAAGGTGCTGTACAAAATACCGCAACTGCTGGTATATTCGACCTAGACGTTGACTCAAATGGTCGTTGGTCTGTTGAGAAGTTCAAAGGACTTCTATTCCAGATCGAGAGAGATGCTAACGCAATCGCTCAAAGAACTCGTCGTGGAAAGGGTAACATCATCCTTTGCTCTGCAGACGTTGCTTCTGCATTAACAATGGCAGGTGTACTTGACTACACTCCAGCACTTAATGCTAACCTTAACGTTGACGAGACAGGTAACACATTTGCTGGTGTTCTTCAAGGTAAGTATAGAGTCTACATTGACCCTTATGCTGCTAACATCGGTGGTGCTACTCAGGTAGGTAACACAACTCCAGGTAACCAGTACTACGTTGTTGGTTATAAAGGTACTTCACCTTATGACGCTGGAATATTCTACTGCCCTTACGTTCCACTACAGATGGTTCGTGCAGTTGGAGAGAACAGTTTCCAACCAAAAATTGGCTTTAAGACTCGTTACGGTATCGTTGCGAACCCATTTGCAGATGGTAAAGGTCAAGGTATGGGTAAACTCCATATTAACGCTAACCGTTACTACAGACGTGTTGCTGTTAAGAACCTTATGTAAGCGAGATGCTTATATTTCTCAAGAGACTCCTTCGGGGGTCTCTTTTTTTATGGACAGTTGACAGATCCTAGAAATATGTTAGGATACCCTTAATCGAACTTATCGACCTTATCCACTTCCTTTAACCAAATGAGACACCTCATAATCTTTAAGACGGTTGATAAAAGTCATAAAGTTCTTTTAAATCTTCCTCGGAAGTAAAAAGTAAACCTTTATCATCTAAATTAATTATGATGACAGTATTCGGGACACCTGCCCAGTCCCCTCAACCGATAAAAATTGGTGCAGATTTTTTCAAATTACATCAGCAAAATCTTGAAACTCGTTGTAAAATTCCTTGGGATACATGTGAAATTGGAGGTTATATCCATGTTCCATTTAACAAATCTAAAAGCAAACCATCCATACCTGATCGTTTAAAAAAACGAGGATGGGAGTTCGATGTTTCAAAACATGATACTCCAGGATCCTATTACAACGGACAACTTATTGTAGGTTGGGTTTTTCAAAGAATTAGCTAAAATAAAAAAAGACTCCTTGGTGTCGGGGGGTTTTTTTTGTCTAAATACTTAAAAAACTTGGAATGGCTAGTATATACGATAATCAGATAAAGAATAGAAATTTTTTATCCCCTACTGGGTTTAAATTTATTATGAGTAAAGCCCCCAAGGTGTCCTTCTTTGGTAATCAGGTTAACATACCTCAGATGACTCTTGGTGTTGCTGAACAACCATCATATTTAAGAGATATTCCATTACCAGGAGATAAGATTCAGTTTGAGGATTTTAATTTGAGATTTTTGGTTGATGAGAATCTTGATAATTATATGGAAATTTTTAATTGGATAAGGGCCTTAGGGTTTCCTGAAAGTTTAAAAGAGATTTATGATTGGCAAAAGAAGGATTTTGATATACCACAACCTGATAAAACCCAAGAAAGTTTTTATTCAGATGCAACACTAGAAATTTTAACCAGTTCACAAAATCCAAACTTTAAAGTTAAATTTAAAGACATGTTTCCCACTACATTATCTACTTTACAATTTGATGCAACGTCGGAAGACATCAATTACTTTACAGCAGACGTATCTTTCAAGTATACTATATTTGATATCACCGATTTATCTGGCAATAAACTATGAGCGTAACTCTTGATACTATTCAAGAGATGTGGGAAAAAGATGCAGAAATAGATAGAGATAATCTACATGACGAATCATTGAACATCCCCTCTCTTCATGCAAAATACTTTGAATTATATAATACAATTTTCTTATTAAGAAAGAAAGCAGAGCAACAAAGAAAGAACATCCGTCATGAACGGTATGAATACTTTAGTGGGAAAGCAGACCCAGAAGTATATCAAAAAGATCCTTTTGGAAAAAAGATAAGGGATAAAGATACCATGACTAAGTATCTTGATGCAGATGAGAAACTATCCAATTCATCTCTCAAGATAGATTACTATGATACAATGCTAGTATACCTTGAAAGCATTCTTAAGGTGATACAGAACCGAACGTTTCAGATTAAGAATGCAATAGAGTTTATGAGATTTAATTCGGGGCTGGGTTGACATAACTTCATAAATACCCATAGATGCATGGGTTAAGTGATTGACACAACGGCCAATGTGGTAATATCCAAGGCTAACGAAGTATTTTTAAAAATTAATTCTGAACCTCATATTGAGTATGAGTTAAG